GAAGAAAAGAAAGGGTCTAAGTCCCACTTCTAGTTTCCTTAAGAGGAAAGCATGCATGGGGTAGGCCGTACGGGAGACTGAACGGCCTACTTGCAGGATAATTATGAAGGAATACGTAAAAATATTTAATGGCTATAGACATGCGTATGGAATCGCAGATTGGACCAACGCTACCGTAGACCCAGAAAGCGGAAAGAAAAAACCAGTTTACAGGTGGACGTACGAAGAGTTTACAGATCAAATCTACACAGATCATTTAACAGGCAGCAAGTCAGTAGGCATACAACCAACAAATGAAAGCGGTGATGCTAAGTTTGGTGTCATAGATATTGACCCAAAAAAATACGAAGACTACGACAAGCAATTTTATTTACAGACAATACAAGAATATAAATTACCATTAATACCAATAGAATCTAAGAGCGGAGGACTACACCTATATTTATTTATGGTAGAGTTTGTACCATCTACATTAATTGTTTCTTTTTTAAGCAACTTATTACCATTGTTTAATCTTAAACCGGATTGTGAAATATTTCCTAAACAGACACAACTAACAAAGGATCCGGAATCGGGGATACTAAAACCAGGCCAGTTTATAAATCTACCATATTTTGAGAAAACAAAAAGAAAAGCACTAAATATAGATGGAACTTTCTTTACACTAGAACAATTTATCAAAGTCGCAGAAGCAAATTTAACTACAGCAGAAGATTTAAAAACAATTACTGACGATATGGAAACAAGATCTATGGAAGGTGTAGATGAAGAGTTTATAGAAGGTCCACCATGTTTAGCATTATTATCTAAAGTAACAAACAAAGCAGGGTTTGATGGCAAGGATAGATTTATGTACAACTATCATGTCTTTGTTAAAATGAAATATCCGGACAGCTGGCAACAAAAAGTAAAGAATGCACCAGTAAAGTATTTTGAAACCGTGCATGCAAACGCGTGGGATCAACAAACACTCAACGCAAAGCTACGATCTTGGAATAAGTCAGAAAAAGGATATACATGTACACAGAGTCCTATTAGTGAATATTGTAAGAAGGGTATATGTGTAAAGAAAAAGTTTGGTGTGTTGGCAGGATCTAAAGGAGCTTATCCTGTATTAACTAATTTAAGAAAGATAGATATAGATCCAGACCCAGAGTATGAATTTGATGTAACTAGACCAGATGGTATTGGTAAAGCGACTGTACATTGTAAGACCGTAGAACATGTTACGGATCAGCGAAAGAGACGGAATGCTATCACAAAACACGCAGGATTTCCACCACCAATTATAAAAGGTCAAGAAGATCAAGCAGTGTTAGAGGCCTTATTTAAAACACAAAAAACAATTAATCCTCCTATAGGTACATCACCTAAAGAAAAACTACATGACTTATTGCATGCAAAAATTAATGGGCCTAAAGCTATGAACGATGCAAGTTTTAAATCTGGCACAGTATTAATAGAAGACGGCTATGCATATTTTAAATTTGATAAGTTTTATGACAGACTTAAATCTAAGAATTGGAAACACGGTGAAGACAAGACAGGTGTTATGATGAGAAAGACATACAAAGAATGCGACATACAGTTTCTAGATCAGAAAAGATTCCCTACAAAAGAAAAAGGAAAATACAATACACCAACTAAAAACGTAGTAATGATAAATATAAAAGATTTTGAAGAGGTGCCAATACACCACACAACATTAAAACATAACACGGAGATTATATGATTAGAAAAATATTAGGGCCACCAGGCACAGGTAAAACAACTAAGTTATTAAAATATGTAAACACTTTTTATAAACTAGGCACACCTCTCAACAGAATAGGTTACTTTGCATTTACAACTAAAGCTGCTGATGAAGCTAGAGATAGAATGTTAGACATGCACACAGAACTACAAGCAAAAGATCTACCATACTTTAAAACACTACACGCATTTGCTTTTGCTAGATTAGGATTAAAGAAAAGTAATGTAATGCAACCAGAACATTACGAAGAACTTGGAAGACGTGTAGGTATAGAAGTTACCGTGTATGCAAACGGAGAAGAGAAGACAGGATTTGTAGACTCTGACAGCGAATACTTTAACATTATAAATGCAGCAAGAATAAAAGGTATAGATGTAATAAGAGAGTACGACACAGACATGTACTCAGAAAATATAGATAAAAGATTATTAGCTATTTTAAAAGATGAAGTAAATATTTATAGAAAAGCATACGGTTTAGTAGATTTTACAGACATGATAGAAAAATTTAATGAGTCTAAAGTGTGTCCAGAATTTGACGTTATATTTATTGACGAGGCACAAGACTTATCTCCGATACAATGGAAGATGTATGACATATTAAAAACACATTCTAAACACATTATTTTAGCTGGCGATGACGACCAAGCAATTTATGGCTGGGCCGGTGCAGACGTGCATAGATTTCAAGCAGAAAAAGCAAAAGACATAGTTTTGCCACAATCTTACAGAGTGCCAAAAGCCGTGCAAACACTGGCTAATTGCATATTAGAACGTATACCAGAAGACAGAAAATTGTCTAAAATGTGGCAACCTAGAGATGATGAAGGTTATGTACAAAGAGTCATTGCAATAGAAGATGTGCCACTGGAACAGGGAACATGGCTAGTTTTAGGCAGAACACATTCTAAATTAGAATCGTTAAAAGATAATTTAAAAGAACGTGGGATATATTATGAATACAAAAACAGAAAAAGTTATAGACAAAGATTGTTTAGAAACATTCTAAACTACACAAGGTGGACTAACGGAGACAAGCTATCGTTGACAGAGTGTAAAGATTTATTTGAGTTTTTAGAATTAGAATGGGTGCAAACAGAAGAAAGATTGTATGGATTAGAAGAGTTTGGGTTTAGTTTTACAGACAATTGGTATGAAGTATTTAAGTCAGACCCAGAAGAAAGCTTATACATACGACAAATGTTATCGAATGGAGAGAAGTTAAACGATACAGCACGTGTCAAACTATCTACCATCCACGCGGCAAAGGGTGGCGAAGCAGACAATGTTTTACTAATATTAGATAACACAAAGAAGATAAGAGAGGCTGTAGAAAAAAATCAAGATAAGCGTGATGAGGAGCATAGAGTTTGGTACGTGGGTGTAACACGAACAAAACAAAATCTCTACATCATGGAAGCAAAACAGGAGAGAAATGGATATGACATCTAAAGCATACAAAAAACAAGTTGGTGGTTCACATTACCAAGACATGGTCATGCAGCCAAGCGAGTTTATAAACAAGAATAGGTTGCCATTTGCAGAAGGGTCGGCTATAAAGTACATATGCAGACATGCTGCCAAAGGAAAGGAAGAAGATATACACAAAGCAATACACTACCTAGAAATGATACTGGACAGGGACTATGAAAATACCAAAGTTTGAAGCACAAACAGAGTGGGCTATACCTACAGAATTTCCAGATCTAAGACAGGTTGATGAGATTGCAATAGACTTAGAAACAAGAGACCCAGATCTTATTAAAAAAGGATCTGGTTCTGTTATAGGTAATGGTGAAGTTATAGGTGTGGCTGTAGCAACAGCACATTACAAAGGATACTTTCCAATTGCACACGAAGGTGGTGGCAACATGGATAAGAAAAAAGTTTTAGATTGGTTAGGAGATGTACTAGCTGCTAACAGCACAAAAATATTTCATAACGCAATGTACGACGTTTGTTGGCTACGTGCTATGGGTCTTAAAATAAATGGCGATATTGTAGATACAATGATAGCCGCTGCAATTACAGACGAGAATAGATTTAGATATGACTTAAATAGTTTATCATGGAAGTATCTTGGCTTTGGTAAGAACGAAGCTGCATTGGCAGAAGCTGCAGCAGAGTGGGGTATAGATCCTAAATCAGAAATGTACAAACTACCTTCTATGCATGTAGGCACATACGCTGAACGAGATGCAGAAGCCACATACGGTTTGTGGCAAGAGATGAAAAAAGAAATTATACATCAAGATTTAGAAGACATATTTGATTTAGAAACAGAACTATTCCCATGTTTAGTTGACATGAGGTTTAAAGGTGTACGTGTGGATGTAGAGGGTGCACACAGAATAAAAAAAGAATTGATACAACAAGAAAGAGATTTATTGTACAAAATAAAAAGAGAAACAAATATAGATACACAGATATGGGCTGCAAGATCTATTGCAGAGGTGTTTGATATATTAAGATTAGAATACCCACGTACAGAGAAGACACAAGCACCAAGCTTTACAAAAAACTTTTTACAAGAACATAAACATCCTGTTGTTAATATGATTGCACAGGCAAGAGAGATTAACAAAGCACACACAACATTTATTGATTCTATATTACGATACCAACACAACGGTAGAATACATGCAGAGATTAACCAATTAAGATCACAAACAGGTGGCACAGTTACGGGTAGATTTAGTTATCAAAACCCTAATCTTCAGCAGATACCTGCAAGGAACAAGGATCTAGGACCTAAGATAAGATCATTATTTATACCAGAGGATGGATGTAAGTGGGGTTGCTTTGACTATTCACAGCAAGAACCTAGACTAGTTGTACACTACGCAGCGTTGTATAAGTTGCCGTCTGTGTATGATGTGGTTGATGCGTACGAAAATGATCCTAACTCAGACTTTCACCAGACGGTTGCAGATATGGCAGAGATACCTAGATCACAAGCAAAAGTGATCAATTTGGGTCTTTTCTATGGTATGGGTAAAACTAAACTACAAGCAGAATTAGGTGTAACTAAAGATAAAGCTGCAGAATTATTTAATACTTATCACAACAAAGTACCTTTTGTTAAACAGTTGATGGAGAAAGCATCGAACAGAGCACAGGACAGAGGACAGATACGTACGTTGCTGGGTAGACTGTGCCGGTTTCACCTATGGGAACCAAACCAGTTTGGTATGCATAAAGCCATGACACATGAAGAAGCACTAAGGGAACATGGACCGGGGATCAAGAGAGCATACACATACAAAGCATTAAACAAATTAATACAGGGTTCAGCTGCTGACATGACAAAGAAGTCAATGTTAGAGCTTTACAAAGAGGGAAT